AAATAGATACTATATCTTCGGGCTGCTTATCAGTGTCGTTAGAGGATAACCATTGTAAGGCGGCGGATTCTGTATCGTAAATTATGTAATGTTTATATACCGAGATGTTGTGTATGTATATCACTTTTTTCCCTTGTGGGAGAGTGAATAAACATTGAGGCTTTTGAATGCCTTTTAATACTCCATCTTCAGGAATAAGATTCATTGCAACTGACAAGTCACCATCTGCACATTCGTAATCTGATGGATTGGCAGAATATCCATTGTACTTAATCTCTTTTATCATATTACAAAAGGTATTTAGTGATAATTGGTAATAGTTTACCGTATTCGTTTTCTGTTGGTTCTCCTACACATAATCTTGCTTTAGCTGTTGCTTTACATTCTTGGAGAATTGCTGTACAAAGTCTGCTTGATGAAGTTCTGAAATGATTTCCTGCCTTATTCGTTGGGAATACCATCGCTTCATGCCTCCCGTTTGGTGAACGAAGTCTAACGTAAAGGTAAAATTCATCTTGGTCAATCATTATGTCCAAAACATCTCCGCGTGAGAGCTGGAGATGTTTTGCGACGCGAGCACTAATATCTATCCTTCCTGATGCGTAAAAGGTGATATCAGCTTTTCGGGTGTTTCCTAATATACTTTGCATTTGGCTTGTCGAATTTATAATAAGTTTTTCCTTGTGGAGTTTTCTGAATTGATACGGACAATTTTACTCGACAGTTATCGGATAGTCCATATTCATAAAGGATGCGGCCGACTGACGGACAGAGCGTTTCAAATCCTATACATTTATACTTGTCGTTGTATTGAATATCGCACATTTGGGTTGCTTGTTCAATAACTGGATTGATTATGAATCCGAATGTATCGTCTCCAGAAATATGGAAAACGAATACACGCGCTGCATCACTCTTCCTGGCATTATTCTTGATATGCAAGAACAAGTGTTTGGAAAGCGTTATAGAGTTGTCGGCAGGGTCGGCAATCACATAATACAGAAGTGATTGCCACCATAATTTTAACTTACTGATAATCATAGTACGAAAGTATGATGAATGATTAGCTTTTGTAGTTTAACTTTTTACTGACGCATTGAGATGTACTCGACGAGAACGAAAGGTAACTGTTTCGACAAAAGTAAACGATAAGGTTGTTTCGATTTCCAATCGATGCCGGTTAGCGGCTTCTTTTGTTGCAAAAATGTAAGAACAGATTTCTTGTTTGGTTGTACCTTTGGTAGCTACGATATTGGCATAATATTTGCGTCCGAAGAGGAACGCAATGATTTCTTTTAATACTGTTGAATTCATAATCTATTGGTTTTAATCTGTGAATAAATTCTTTTGTTCCGGTTGTTTGGGAGGAGGGATGATACTATTAACACGTTCAATCTCCCGGTCAATCTCGGCTTCGAGTGCTTTGCAAATTCGTAAATTAGCTTGAGTACGACATTTGAAATATTCTTTTTGTGCTTTGCGCATCTGGACAACTTTGGTAAAGAGTGTTTTTGCATCCATTATTTCTTATATTTGTATTGTTCTTTAAACATCGAATCCGCTTCCTGAAATTGTTTTGTAAAGCGGTTTTCTTTATATTCTCTCTTAAAAGTCACATATGGGACTTTCTTTGTGCTACATCCTCCTGTTAGAGCAAGAATAACACATACTAGTAGTATTTTTTTCATTTCTGTCTTGTTATATTCCACTCACTTTCCATAATTACGTGTTCACACTTATTGCACCTATGCAAATAAGTTGGAAAAGGGGCTGTTGTATAATCTTCAACTGCTATCTCTATACTACCACATTCCGGACACTCAATACTTACTTCTTTGATACCGGGATAGTCCCAGAAAGATAGTTTCCCTTTTACATTTTCGATAGGTTCTTCATAAATAATAGGATTAGCTAACACCCAGTTATAAACTTTTTTTTCGGCCCAGATAGAAGAATGATTCTGTACACAATCCACTATCTCAATGCTACCGATAATGGAGCCTGTACAAAAACTAAAATCTTTCCACTCTTTGTTTTCCGGTAATGCCAATAACTGCTCATTGGTAAGTATTGAATCATAGAAATTATCGTAATTCAAAGGTTTACCGCTTGAATGAATCAGTACCCTCTGTCCTAAGTATTTCTTAGGACACGGCCAAGTTCGGTTCTCGATGTTTTTAATACCGTGGACTATTAAGGATGCCCACGGTTGTTTTATTGTTATTGCTTTCATAATTAGTCTTAGTTTTGATATTGGTTAAAACAGATTCTTACATAACGATAGAATCGTATGTAGCCGAACGAATAAGAGGGACATTCTGTATTATCGGATATGTCAATTTGTACATTATAACCTTTCCTCCGCAAAAAACGGGCAGCTATCTCATCAACAGTATATCGCTTTTTGTGAATGTCCCAGCAACTGGATTTCCATACTGTTTTAGGACTACCTTTTTTTAGGGCTTTCTTAAAGGTTTTAATGGCTTGTATGATTTCTTTTTTGTTCATATTTATTTTGTCCTATAATCTTTAATAAATTCCCACTTTTCGTTATAGTAAGCAGTTTCCCAAGTTGGGTGAAAATGAACTATCTTATTATAATTAACTAACTTTCCTTTTAGACCACCAGAGGATACTCCGATAACTTTCACGGCGTTTTTGTTTACAATCGCATTCATACCGATTTGTAGGAATGGCATACTGTATTGTTGCTTTATCTGTTCAAAAGCATATTTATCAGCTTCATTCATTTTAATTCATGTTTTGAGGATTATTATTTTTCTTCATTCCTATTTTTCAACTCCATTTGTTCAATTAAGAACTTTCTAAAATTATTCTTATATTGACTATGAATGATTTTATACTGCTTTGATAGATTAGGCAGTTGCTTATACCCCTTACTATGTAAGAACTTGGCTACAAGTTCAACCTTTTCATGGTTATCAAAGCCTCTGTCCTTGCACATATTTGAGATACATATATTCGCCTTGCTTGTTGGCTTCTTTATAATAGGTAGAGCGTTGCGTCTGCCATAAGCGTGGGTTCTTGGATAGCCAACTCCTTCACCCAAGTATTCGCCTGTTATGTAATCAAATTCCCCATTTATTAAACTTTCTGCTATTTCTCCCATTATATTTCTCCTTTTTTGATTTTTATTGATTATTATTACCCATATCATAGGAATTGTCTCCCTCTATTTCAATTCCATCTTCACAAGCTACATTCTCACAGAATGCCTCTTTTTGATGGAATTCACACCATCCGTTACCGAATGAATCTTCATTGGTGAATAGCTTGCATTCGCCACATACTTGTTTATCATCCATATAAATGTTACTTTCTGTTTTGATTTATTTGTTATGTAATTGTAAAAGTCCTCTGAATGTAATACGCCTGTGTATCATATCTTGTCGTAAACGGTGTATTCTTTCATCTGAATAGTCTGCAAATATCTGATTTCTTTGTTTCTCCTGTAGTATGCAGTACAAGGAATCAGCTCTAATAAAATTATCTTTCCGCAGGTACTTTTCAGCACAATGAGGACACATACAATCAAGCGTGATATTCTCTTTGTTAAGTCGTGGATGAAGAATAGAATAAGCTTTTTCAATATCAATGTCTGATACTTTTTGTATTGCGTCATCAAAGAAAGCATCAAAGCCGGTCAGACAATTCCCGTAGTAAAATGGACGTTTCAGAACTTTGTAAATGCCGGGTGATTTTCCTACCTCTTTAGAATTTGTCTTTGATATGAAAAAATAATCTGTCATTTCGTCAATCTCCCAAGATTCTTCGCAAATAGGGCATGTAGTCCGATATTCTTCATCATAGCACTCTTCACAGAGAACTTCTTTACGTTCAACTGATACATCGGGAAAATCATCGAGTTCAAATATGGACTTTCCGCAATGGTCGCATTCGCAATCATGCTCTATGATAAGCTGTATCTGTGCATCGTCAAACCTATGCGGACTTGAATTGTATTCAGTCTTGGCATGATTCACTATTTTATCTTTTAATTTGCTCATATTTCCTTTGTTATGAGGGGTTATACAATTCATATCCATTATCCCAAAGACTATCACTGCGAAAATTGAAGAAATCTTCCAAAGAGATACGTACACCATCTTCTAAAAGAAGAAATCCGTTTTCAATAGTCATCCATTCGTCAGAGGAAAAGAAACGGTGCGTAACCTTCTTACCCTCTTTCATTGCTTGTATAGCTTCTTCTTTGCTCATTACTTATTTATTTTTAATTATTCGACTTGTTCCTCACCTTCACGTATTAGGGTAAAAGGTAGTTTGGTACCACAATTCACACAATAAGCTGTTTTACTCTTGTTTAAGGAAACTCCATCGGAATATTCCCCACCGGAATATGTGCCGTCAGAATTATGCACACTCGTGTAACTCATTCTAAACAGATCACTATACTGATAACCGTAAAAACCATTGCAATAAGGGCAAGGAAGCGGTTGTGCTTCAGTTACTTTTATGGAGATTTTTTTGCTCATTTCTGTTCTTGCTTTGAGCCTATTTAGGCTACATCGTTAATACTAATTTCTCCTTTCAAAACTCGCTTTACCTGTCTGTCGATTATCTCTTGAAATTCAATTTGGCAGATAAGCGAGCAATCCGGTATAATCTCTTCTACTGGGTCGCCCCGCCACGTTGGCAGTTCGTCAAGGAAGATGCGCCCGTCTTTATCCTTTAGGCATGTTGCACCTACATCACGTTCAATCTGTACCATTTGAGCAAATACCTCCGGGAAGTCCTTCCGGATTTTGTTCCAGTAGCCCATGCCACCTTTCACACAACCGATGCAGTTGTTGTTATTGTAGCCCATCTTGTACATAGCGGGGATTTTAATACCGGCTTTCCAAAGCATACCCATAGCATCCGGTTTCGTAATCTGCTTTTCAATAAGCGGAAATAGCGGCTTTGTGTCTGGATATTGTTGTTTTAGCCGGATAGCCCGGTTAATCTCTTTCGGGTCGTAATCGAATCCCCAAACTTGCCCGCCCCAAGAACCAATCTCCTTTTCCAACTTATACCGAACTTTCTTTTTCAGTTCAAGAGTACAAGCAGCACCATGCGCACCATTGATAAATCCTTTCCGTAGAACATCGGCTACGCAAGTATATTTGTCGTTTTGGATAATGTGGATAGGCTGCCCGTACCACTTTTCGCAGTCTGCAAGGAATCGGGCGTTATCAGGATGCCCGGAGCCAGTTTCGATGTAGTAAACTTGCACATCATCGTACAAGCTCAATGCTATCTTACAAGCGACTGCGGAAGTTACACCGCAAGAAAACCATGCTATTATCATATTTCTTATTATCTTTGTTGAATTATTATCTAAAAAAAACAATTATGAAAGTTATCAATTTTAATGATCAGCAAGAGTTAATAGACTCTTATGGTAAAAAATGTCAGATTGAATACCAAGCAGTAGGATTTCCAAGTGAAGTTATAACAGGCACTCTTCTGAAAGCAGAATTCAATACGAAGGTTCCTTCTTTTAGAATTGTTGTCGAAATAGATGGAGTTGGGCTTGCCATCCCAGCCAATCATATTTTAACACTATCAGTTGAAGATTAAGAGTTTTACAACTGGAGCAGTAAAAGTGTTCTCCAGTTGTTTTTTACATCTTCAAATATTTTATATTTATTCATATCTGTTCTAATTTGAACTATTTATATTTTACTTCTCTATTTTTGCCAAATCAGTGAATGGTATTTGGTGTCCAACCTGAAAACTATCAGTGAATCTTCCCAAGATACACCAAAGTTGGTTTTCGTAAATTCTCCTTCTTTATAGTCTGTTTTCTCCGAGGAAAATACTTTTGGATACCGTTCCTTCCACTGTTTATTATCTTCATTAAGAACGGAAGCTCCATACGCTGTTAACGTGACTTTAACTTGGTCATTTAGTTCCATTTTTTTATTGTTCTGGATATCACTTTTGGCAATCCAACCAATTCAAAGCACTCTGTAAGCTATTAGTATAATTGGCGTTATAAATATAAGAGACTTCTTCGCCCTGCCTATATTCACGATCATTGTCTGTTTCGCCTAGAATAAACTCCATATTGGTAGTTCCTAACCTAAACACACCTATACAGTAGGTTACACCTTCACGTTTCTTACTCTTTTTGAGTCCTAATAGAAAAATTCCTTGTTTTTCTGACATAATATTATTCCTTTTTAAGTTTAAAAATCAATTTGCTTTTGTTCATATTCAGAGCTTATATCATCTGAATCATTATTACCGGTATAAGTACCTGTACCAACTGTAAAGTATTCGACTCCACCGGCTTTGTCGTCAATAACAGGGCGTCCGTCTTGGTCGACTTGAAAAGGATATCCCGTTTTGCTATCATATTTTTGCGGATTGAAAATATAGCCTTTCCATTCACAGTACATGATAAACTTCTTTTTGAATGCAGTGGGAGAGATGAATTTCCGTTGTGCGGGATCATACGTGCAAAAAGCATCATACAAATCTTTTCTAGGAAGACGTACATTAAGATGTTCAGCGCAAGAGAAGTACTCATCTGCCCAGGAAATGAGAGTTTCACCCATTTCTTGTCGTAACTTACGCTGTTCTAGTCGTTCGCCTGGCGCCTGTATTACCCCAAAATTGAGATATAGCTGAATGCAGTTAGCTAATAAGTTCCAAGTAAGATTCCATTGATCGAAATCCCACTCAGAAAAGAAAAGAGAGCCGAAATCGTCAACCGGTTTATGATTGTCATTGTAGAAATCGGAAAATGCCAACAACCATTGCCTGTCTTTAAATGAAGAACCGCTACCTTTTAATGCATGATTGGTCGCAATATATATTTTGGGAGAGGCTGAGAAGGGTATAGTAAACCGCCCTTCTCCTTTGTGATTAACACTCCAGTCTCCTGTGATATTAGGAAACAGAAACTCGAAATTGAAATTAAGCAACACATCATCTATAAAAACGATTTTCGTGTTTTCTTGAATATCATTCCAAACAAATTGATCATTGAATATATCTGGTCGTTTTCCTGGAATGTAGACAGTGGGAGTGACATGTCTCATGAGTTCTCCAAGTAAAGATTTACCGGAACGACCATTACTTTCTCCGACTTCAGATTGTTTTCCATCCATGCCAACTACCGCCCTGGCTACATTGTTATCCTTAGCTTCCATTGCTAAAAAACCGATAGCACAGAGCTTACTCAACAGATGCATCTTGTTTTCGGCATTTTCATCCGATTCTACTTCTTGCGCTGGTTTTCGCCATGTGAAATTTGATGCGTTTTGGAGAAATTGAAGAAAATGACATTTTTCCCCTTCCTCAGAAATCTCATAGAAATACTTTCCTTCAGCATCCCGTTTGAATGTAATGAGCGGTTTACCGAGATATTTAGCTTTGATTTGCTTACGTTGTTCTTCCCAGATGTGGTGGGTAATGCTTTCATATCCCATTTCTAACACCTTATCTTTTGTAATGTACCAACAGGCGCTGTCGAAGTAGAAGTATTGGCTTTCCCGGTTAGGTTTTATAAAGTTTGGTTCAATGAAATTCAATAATGATAATTTGTCCGGACCAACATATTGAGATACCCCTTTAATAAGCATTTCATTCACTTCTTTCTTGCAGTAATGTTTTGCGAACTGAAACAAATAGTCACGCGCATCAGAAGCTTCAATCATACGAACGACAGGAGGGTCCAACTGAATAAAACGGAATGACTTGTCTAACATTCTTAGACGGCCAAATCCTCTGTTTTGCAGGAAATTATGTGAATTGACATAGCAAAATTGGTATTCAATGCGCGTATCTCCTCCTCGAATGTTCTTTTCTACTTCTTCCCAGAATTTTTCATCATCATCGAAAGGTTGTGCTAAGACAACTTTACCACTATCATCGAATTTCCAGCGATATCTTCCGAATACAAATTCCGGAAGATTTTTTAGTACATCTCTATGTCTCTCTGCAAAAGATTCATACGAATGCAAGCACCATAATTCTTGAAGCTTGTGGTCGGTCCAAGTCGTGATCTTAAACATTTCCACGTATTTGCCCAGACCTTTCTTCTCGTTACAGGCTGCTTCTATATCTTTTGCCAATTCTTCCTCATGTCCTTTCAAACTATTGGCTAAAAGGTCATCCAATCCTTTATCTCCTGCTTTATTCTTTTGTATATGGCCAATAAATATTTCAACATAAATATTACGATTTTTCAAGGTACGCATATATTCCTTGAAATTACGGGCTGCAAAGAAAAAACAACTAGGTCGTTTCTCGACTCTGTCATTGAGTCGAATGTTTGTGCTGATATCATCCCAATCAGAGTCGAAGATAAAAGCAACCTCCTTTACTCCACAAGTTGTAATGATCCGAACGATATCTTCAGGGAGCGCACCGTTTAGACCGAGATTCTGTATACCGCTAACAGCGATAGACGGAATCCCGTGCTTACAAGCTTTTTCAGCCTTTTTTTCACCTTCCTGAATGTAGAGCCGGTCAAATTGTTGCTTCTCTTTATAAAGCCTCCGCATTCGTTCCGGGATGTAAATAGGGGTACCGCTTCCAATCGGAGATTTGTATTTGAACGGCTTGCCGTCTTTATCAAGATGTGCGTCAGGAAATTGCCAACGGATTCGATAGTATTCTTTTCGTTCACCAGTCTCTTTTTTACGATGATCTTTCCTGGCATAAGTGACAGGCATTCCTTCAAGATCATAATACTCGATAATAACATCATCACCTCTAGGATCTATGGTCCCATTTTCTGCGAGTGTTCCTGGACGAAAAGTGCGTAATTTGAATATAGATTCGTTTTTTCCTGTTTTATAGACATTTGCTGTGACGTCTTCAAATGTCAAACCCGACTCTGCAAGCATTTTAGCACAGAAACTATTAACATCATTTCCTTTGGCTTTTTTGCTGCCTTGCTTCATCTTTACCGGCTTCTTTTTTTGTTCGGGAACTGCATCCAGTAAAACACTGAATTTGCCGGCCAGATATTCAAGCGCTTCCGGAAACTGTTTTCCTTCTACTCGCATTAAATAATCTAACGCACCGACACCGGCAATTTGATGGCAAGAGAAACAGTTGTAAATATCCTTAGCGGGATTTACACTAAATTTTTTAGATGCCTTGCAATGCGGACAGTCGCAAACGTAACTTGTCCCGGATTTGCGTAGGTTCTGGAAGTCTTGTACCACATTCAATAGATGTCCGGTTGATGCGTCCTTGATGCGTCTTATATCATCATCAGTAAAAAACATAGTTATGGCTTTTTATTTGGTACGTGGAAAACATATTCTTTGAGGTGCAAATGAAGTTGTTTTTTAAGGGTTTCAATGGGACGGGATAAAAGTTGCGTATCTGCCTGCTGAATTATCTCTAAGAGACGTTGAGCTTCTTTTGGCGGAATGTCATTTATGGTGAGTAAACCACGATTATCAATGTCTACATACATAACATTATCTTTTTTTGCGTCCGCCTACGGCTTTACGGTGATAATTCAACTTATACCGTTGCCGTAGTTTTTCCGCATATTCGGCAGTTGCATCTTTGGGATCAACGAGGACTTGCGTTCGGGCATCTATTCTTAATAATATCTTATTTGATTCCTGCAAGGCAGATTGCTGGCAGAGTGCTGCAACTTCTTCCGGAGCATCTTTTTCAAAAAGATTTATTTTTTCTCTTTTTGCAGGATTGCTGGATGGACTGGGAGAGTGTACAACTTTCATAATTTGCTTTTATAAACCTTTGATTAATTCCTCGATATAGTCTTTTAAATAAGGAGGTACTTCTTTGGTGTTTGCTTTCTCTTTTTCTTGAAACTGATAGTATTCACTTGCTGTTAAAATGATGTTGCGTACCTCTTCAGATTCTTGCATTATCTTTATTACTGCTGGTATGATGTTATAAGGAGAACCTACTACTATTGCTGGGGTGGCAACAAGTTCTTGCTGCTTCTTATATAAGATACAAATTGCACTCATTTCATTTGACTTGAGAATGTTAGAGATTTGAATTGTAGTAGCGAAGATCTGCTCTTTTGTTTCTTTTAAATTTTTCAT